ATCTGAAAGTAGCAAGTACCAGCCATCATTATATTTGATGAAACAATCAGATTTCATGTCTCCATTTACTACATCTAAGTAGTACCATTTGTCATAATATTTGACCCAACCAGTGACCATAGCACCATCTCTGCTGAAATAGTACCACTTACCATCAATCTTATTCCAATCAGTGGCCATTTCGCCCGACTCGTCAAAGTAGTACCATGTGCCGTCTGGGCGTTGTTTCCATTTATTAGAGAGCATATAACCGCTCTCATCAAAATAGTACCATGTACCGTCAATTTTCTCAAATTGGTCTTTAGGATATGAGCCGTTAGCTCTAGCGTACCAGTAGCCCTTATCATCCGACTGCCAGCCTTTTTTAGGTACCTCAGGTTGAGCGTCTGGATTGGTCAAACGGTAGATATAGAAATAAGGTTGTCCAGCAAGAGACCAGATGTAGTCATGACTATTGACTGTGATACCATCATAGCGATAGTTGCAGTGGATAATATTCTCTGAGTCTACAAAAATCCCAGTATGTCCACCAGCACCAGCTGAGGCTCCTCTGCGCCCCCAGATGAAGACATCCCCACGTTGAGCCTCACACTCGGTATTTTCAGCAATAAGCTCATAACCATTCTTAATGAGCCAGTCGTGCTCATACTCTGTATTTACAGCCCATCCAGCTGTTACTGCTCCAGCGCTCCTCAAAGCATAGTAGACAGAGCTTGAGCAATCATAAGAGTCCTCTCCGTCTCTATATTCCATGCTATAGGACACTTTGCCCTCTCTAGCTTTCATCCAAGCAATAGCATTTTCAATATTGATTGTCATTTATATTTTTCCTTTCATTTTTATGGCAAGGTAGTAGGCCATGGCTCACTAGTCAAGTAAGAGATAGAGCTTACTCGGATATCCCCGATGTCACGGTCTGTTGGTACTGGGTCTGTAAATTGAAAACGCAACATGTTGCTATCTCCAGCACCGCCTAAGTACCATGTTCCATACGGGACACCCTTGTCGTTGTAAATACCGCCGATTAAACTAGCCTCTGACCTAAAACCGACAGGGACTCCACCCAAACCTAAAATGTAGCAGTTTCTTTCTCTGTCGCTACCTTGAGCCTCGTATCCTACGCCACCTCTACGAATGACGCCGAACCAACCCCAACTCAATCCGCCGAATTGGTATGTTACGGTGTCATTTTTGCGTCTAACTTTTAGATATGAGTTTCCGAGTTTAGATTTAATATTTAACGTTCTCCAACCAGTATCACCAACCAATACTTCCCATCCTTGATTTCCGCTTCCTTGTCTCTTTATCCATTTAAGAGCGTTATTTGTAACAGCGGTATCAACATAGGTAGTACCTACAGGAGCGCTAACCTTGCCATTAGGCATACCTACTCCGTGTATCTCATACTCATTGACCTGCCCACCTGCATTAGCTGGAGCACTTGGCAAGACAACACTGCCACCTCCACCAGATAAGCTAAGAGTATTGCCATTAAGATTGAGCCTTTGAGGTTCTTTCTGCTCAATGAGTGAAAGTCTTTGTTTGACTTCATTGTCATTGTATGGCTGAGGAATTTCTGACTTTTTGGCGTATTCTTCAAGGTCTTGATGTTGAGTAAGGTAACCCTTACCAGCTAGAGTCTCCTCAGTTACAAATTTTGAGGTATCTACCTCTTTTTTATTTTCAAGAGTCTCAACTCGTTTCTTGAGCTCAGTATCATTGTAGGGGTCAGGTAGCTCTGAGTGTTTAACGTAGTCATCCAGACTCTGATGTTGAGTCAAATAGCCTTTAGAGTCAAGCTCTTGCTTAGTGACTAAGTTGCTAGTGTCCACACTTGGCTTGTTCTCTAAAGCCTCTACACGACCTACAAGAGGCTTGTCATCATAAATGGTGTCATTATCAGGCTTAGTCTTTAAAGCCTTAATGTCGTCCAAAATATTAGCTACATCGCTCTGATTAGCCTTACCTGCTAACTCAGCCCTTAGCTCGCTATCATCATAGGCTGTGCCTGGAGCATTATTTTTAGGTAGTAAGCTCTCAAGTTCATCCTTTGTCACAATGTTATTGATGTCTATGACACGCTTGGTCTTTGACTCCATGACAGGTGCCTGAGTAGCCTTGTCAATCTCTGAGATTTTTACATTGAATGAGAAAGCATATACATCAGCAGATTTTTCAACCTTTTCAAAATAGATGTACCCTACTACTGTCTCACTGGCAATTATCAAAGAATTGTCAAACTTGACTGTAAAGCTGTTGCCGTCTATGACAGCCTCAATCTCTTTATAGCGCTTGGTGCCTTTAAAATGAAAGAGACAGATGACTTTCTCAGCGGTCAGCTCTTTCATCGTGAAATGGAACTCAGCTACATTCTTATCTTTGCTGTAAATCTCATGATGGAGCTTGTCAATCCCTCTGACATTGCTAGTCAACTCTATCTTTTTGCTGACAATTTTTTCCAATTTTTGCCCTCCTTTCCAAAAAAAGAGAGCCTACTAGGCTCTCTATGTTAATCTTCACTAGGTTCTGTATATGTTAGGGCTCGCTCACTGTCTGAAATCCCTGCTGTAGTAGGGTCAGGGACAATATTTAGAGCGCTCACGATTGATAAACCGATGAGATAAGGGTTTGATAAGAATTTCAAGAATAACTCATAAACCCCAGCCCAGCTAGTCAAATCCTCAAATTTTAATCCAAAGTAGGTCAAAATTGGTAGGATGATAGCAAGCAATAGGCGGATGATAAAAGCTCTGTTTTTAAAACGTACTAGCCAGTTAATTTTCATGTTAATTCCTCACTTCTAAATTGTTGTATTTTTGGTAGAGGCTATCAATATAGCCGTTCCCACCTAAATTTTTATAGCTCTTGTGCATTTTGTGGATGATGTCAGACTCATGTACTGTAGTATATCCACGGTTAATAGCTGTGGTCATGTCTCTCTCTAGTCTTAAATACATAGTGACTAGATGAGCCTCATCATGTACCAGCAATTTTTTATTGACATCTAAAAGCATTTCATTATTTGAGTGCCCTAGGTCTTGCACAGTCTCTACTGTATGTTGAATAGTGCCTAACTCGTTTTTGAGTTCATTAAATTGCTGCTTATTCAAATTGGCTGACTTGCTTGCTGTAAGCCCAAACCATCCAGTAGCAATAACACCAACAGTAGGGGCTAGATGTGCTATTAAATCTGATATAGTCACGCTTGCCCCCCTTTCTTATTGTGGCACTGCCTCAGTATTTAGCTCTGTGTTTGATGTTGGAGTATTTTCTTTTGGTGGCTCCCATTTCCAAATGCCTAACTTGCCATTTTTCTCTAGCTCTGATAGCTCTTTTACTGTCTGGCCTTGATAAGTAAATGGCTCATTCACCTGTACCATGACACGCTTGCCCTCTTGGAATTGCTCACTATGTTCAGGGTTTTCAATCGTGAAAATGTCTTGAGGTTGATAAACTTTACCATCTTTCCCAAGGTCTACCAATTCAAGACCACGCTTGAATACTGTAGGGTTTAGTGGATTGTCCACATCTGTCACCCTTGCAAGCACAGCCCAGTTAGCAATGGCTTTGACAGCATTAATGGCATTGTCTTTTTCCTCAAGTTTCTTGTCATAAGTTTGCTCTTGGATTTTAAAATCTTCCTGCAACTGTTTGACACCATCAGCAGGGTTAAACTCTGTAGCTACTAAACCAAGCACAGCCTCAATCAGTACATTATCAGGCTCATTTGTACGGTCACCAGTTAATACACGGTCAAAGGCTGTGTAAGGTGACTCTTTGCGGATAGCTACTAATGTTCTATTCCCATCTTGCAAATACTTGCTAATTACTTTAAATTCCATATATATTATCCTTTCCCAATTTGTTTATCTTTAACTTCTTCATAGAGATTTTTAAGCCGTTTATCAGATTGTAAAATCTCATTGATTTTTTCAAAACTTGCCTTGATATTTTTAAAGTCAGCAAGCGCCTCATCACGCTCATCCTTGACTTGTTGTAATTCATCCAGTGCCTCATCACGCTCAGTAAGAGTAAAAGCCTCTGAGATAGTTTTATTAGCTAGTTGAATACCTAAATTGTTAATAACTTTATCTGCTGTGTTCATGAAATTCCTTTCTGATATTAAATTGATACTTTATAGCGTCCAGGCCTTCCAAGCTTATTAATTTGAAAGTGTCTTTCAATGCCTTCGAAATTCTTATTTATTAAATCAAATAAATGTACTAGATTTGTACCTTTTATCCAAATTGTTTCGCTTGCCCCAATTGTCCCAACTTTCATTGTCTCAACATTTCTAATTTCATTTTTGATATTGTCGAAAATAATACCTTTCGGGTCGTTTGCATTATACATCATAGCTACTTCATCACCATATAAGTTGACGGCTGTTGTATTGTCGTTTGTATTCCAGATTTGAATACCAGCAGAGCCGTCATCCATGTTTATCCTACCATTTGAATTAGACATTAGAGCGGTATATGAACCAGGTTTATTGGAAATTGCACCAGCACCGAAAACAAGGTATTGAATAGGTCTGTCTGCGAAATGGTTTACAATACCTACACCGTCCCTGTTCATTTCAAGCCAACCCGTCTGTAGGTCAAAATTGGTAGCACTATTTAATGATGATAGCTTACCACCTCGTATGACATTTGCTGTTAGACCGTCTGTGGCAATGTTCTTCGCTGAAATATTGATAATTCTAGCTTGGTTTGCGTCAATTTCTCCGATGTGAGCCGTGTTAATTTGAGCGTTACCAATCATAGAATTTTTAATAACACCGTCTTTAATGTAAGTTTTCTCTCCGATTGAGATTAGACCCTCGTTGATTTTAAATGAGCCGTCAGGGTTTAGGTTGATAGCACCCAGTACATCACCAGCGCTATTAAGATTTTTAACCGACCACGAGCCAGCAAGCTGTGTGACTTGCGTTCGTGTAGCCTCCGCTGTCCTTTTTGCCTCCTCAGCCTTTTCAGCCACTTTAATTGCCTGTATTTGAGCATTTTTTGCTAGTTCTTTAGCCTCTTTTGTTTGTTTGTAAGCGTCATCAAACTGGCTAGGTTTGTAAGTCCCTGTTCTACTACCTCTGACAAGAATGGGCTCCTTAAATTCAATCCAGCCGTTCTTAGCAAGGTAAATATAAAATGGATAACTTTTGTCCTCACCAAAAGCAAAATCTTCTGTGACTGTGAAAGTCTTCTGAAATTCTTGCCACTCATCAGAAGCCTGACTAGTAGGTGCCCCGATATCAGCATTTAGCAAAATTTTATTTAATCCGTGGTTCTTGATGTTAAATGCGAATACACTATCAGATTTTGAAAGTATCCGATATTTAAAACCGAGCGTATACGTTTCACCCTGATAGATTTTTTTAACGTAAATTGGCAATGTGAAACCACTGAAATTATAACTAGTCAAACCTTGCGCTTTGATAGTAAACACACCATCACTTACAGATACATTCACACCGTCTCTAGTAGCATTTACAAGTGTATTGGTTTCCATCGTTAATGAATTGACAATTAAGTTGTTGTCATCTGTAACGTACTTACCGACTTCTGTCTGGAATATCTCGCTACTCATGACTAAACGTGAAGCATTTCTGGAAATATCACTCTCTGAACTACCTAAAATACGCTCATAGAGTTGAGCTGTTTTTTTGACATATTGGAAATCGTTCTCCATTCTGTACAGCTTCACGCCTTGTGAGGTTTGTTCACGGCCAAGATTGTCAAATTTTGATTGTAAATCTGGTATCGCTCCAGCCTTTTTTAGAGCTTCCTCCGCTTTTGCGTCTGTTTTAGCATATAAAACATCCATTTTAGCGTTGACAGACTCAAGTTGTTGGTCTACCTCTCTCTTAACACGGTCAACATCCTCTGTGTCAAGGCGTTTTTCCCATATGCTACCATTCCAAATATACATCCGTTGATACTGGCCATTTTTTTCAAACCACGTATCACCTATTTTGTGCTCAACATTTTTGGCTGGTGTTTCATGCCAAATTTTATTACCAGTGCCGCTGATGAGATATTGAGGTAGAGTACTCTCAATAGAGGCTTGTCTCTCCTCAACTACTGATAAACGGTCAGCAATTCCTGCAGTCATGCTAGATGACAGTGACTGTCCGATAGTGCCTAGTGTTATTTCCTCATTAGAGTCAGTGTAGACATCATAGACCACCTTGACTACTTTCTCAGTAGTCGTAGTGATGTCAAATTGTGGATAGTAGAGAGGGATGATGTCACATAGCTCAACTTCCTCCATGACTCCAAAATCTTGATAGTCCAAAGTCTGTGACAAATCTACATAAGAGACCTCTGTAGAGATTTTAGGAGCACCAATATTATTGCTCTTGATGTAAGACTGAGCTAGTGACCTCAATTTTTCAGCTGTTGGAGGGTGTTTGTCATCAAATTTTCCTGAGAAATCTACCAGAGATATTCTTCTCTGAGCGTATAATTTCAAATAAGGACTATCTATGATGTGCTCAGGTAATGTGACTAAGACCTCTCTTGACTCCTCACTTGACCCATCACTTGATGGTGTGTAACGTACAAATGGATAGATTGAGGTGTAATTCCCATTTAAAAGCCTTTCCTCCTCAACACTGAGGAGGTTGCGGCCATACTCTAGCACTGTTGGAGCTTTACGCCCCATCTGCTGATGGAGAATGATGAGGTTGTTGTCAAATTCATACTCACCACCGAAAACATCAAGGATAGAGCCTGAGACCCCACCTAATGCTTTCCTAGCACTTCCAACCTTATCTACTTCCCATGAGATATTACCTGTAGTTTGGATGTCTGAGCTAACATCAAATACATCATCTCCTACTAGGTTATCTTTCCAAACTCTAAGAGCTGCCTCAGCGGTAATATTTGAGGCTTTTACAATAGGTTTCAGGGCAATGTCTGAGGTTCTCATAGAGATATGACGGGCATAAATTTCAATATGTTCACTACTATTCTTGACTATACGGTTAATTTCAAAGGTCTGCCATTTGGTTCTCTTACCAGCGTCTGCCTTAATTTTCATTTCCTCTTTAAAAATAGAGGTAAAACGGCCATTTACTGGATATTTGATATATAAGTCATAATTACCATTTCTCTCTCTAGTAACAGTGACCTTATAAGCGTCTGAAATCTCACCCAGCCCAAAAGTTCTAAATGAGCGTTCATCAGCTCTATATAATACTGGGTTCATAGTTTAACCCCCCAATTTGGCACGGCTGTCATTGTAAAATCTCCAGTCCATGAAATCCTATTATCTCCAACATCAAACAGAGGCATTCTGTGCTTGCCATTCCTTGTGATTTTATCCCAGGCTGACAGGTTACCACTATATACTAGATGTTTTTGCATATCTATTGTGAGCTCATTTTGGACGCTCTCAAGTGATAACTGGTAGCCGTTGATGGTCAAAATACCATTACCATTGCCTCTGATTTTAATTAGTGGCTTAGATTGTACGTTACCCAAATTTTCAAGCGTCATCCCATTTGTCAAAGGGATTTCATTACGCCCAGATTTTAAAAATTTGATAGGGTGAATTAAAAAATTCAATTTCACCTCACCAAAATTCCTAAGTAATTCCTTAACACTAAATGACTCAATGAAAGTAGCAAGATAGATATAATCAGGCTCCCATGAGAACTCTAACTCTTTCCATCCTTTAACATTGAGCCAGTCACTTATAGCCACCTCTGATGTTGTCAATCTCTCCACTGTGTGGAATTTCATAGGAAACTCACGCTTAACAGGTTTAAGTCTTTGATTATCTTTCAAAAGCACCCCGTCACGCCCTGGCACCTCAATAGTCTCAACATCATAGGAGGTTGAGCTGAACTCAATATCATTTATAATATTTAACCCAAAATCACTAGATTTCTTGCCATCAAATTTAATAAATGTGCTCATCAAATACCTCCTAATCTCTCTTGTTCTCTATTTGTGTACCATGCCATCTCTTTCATGAGATGTTGTATGTCACGTTTCTCAGTCTCATCTACCTTATTGCCATTGTAATTAAAAGTATACTGGTTGTTAATTTTTGCATTAGTGCCTGACTCAGATTTTTCAGACTGAGCCTGTGCAAGTCCAAGGCTCATTTTTAATGACTGACTTAATGTGTTATTGCCAAGTCCAAGCAAGTCCTCAGCGCTAAATTTAAAGGCTGACATCTCTTTTTGTACATAGGCAAGACTATCAGTGACATCTGAGGTATTCTGTTCAATACCTACAGCGATACCTTGAGCGATATAGCGCCCTACATTATCTCTAAATAGCCTTGATGGTGAGTGTATTCTAGCTCTAGCTCTTGCAGCTCTCTCAGCTTGAGCAACAATGGCATTAGCTGCAGCTGTCACAGCTCCTAAGGCTGAATACATACCACTTGCTAACCCTTGACTAATCATAGAGCCTACATAGCGCATAGTGGATACGCCTCTCATCCCTGCTGATTGTATTGAGTTGACCATTGATGACATTGCTGATGTAGCTGAGCCAATCCCTGAGCGTATACCATTTGTTATACCTGTTGATACTCCACGCCCTGCCTGTTGACCTGCTTGAGTCATTTGGCTTGCTGATTGTCTTACCACATTAGTCATCTGTTGCATACTTGAGCTCATCTGTGAGACAGCTTGTGTCATTGCTGACCTAATCACTGAATTAAGCTGAGACATAGCTGATACAGCAGAGCTAGAGATGTTTGCAAAACTAGAGGCTACTGTAGGGGCTGACGCTGCTAATTGCATGATAGATGTGTTAGCTGTCATGGCTGAGGTTGAAATAGCTGAGAATAGGCTAGGGATTGTGCTTAACACCACACCTAAAGCGCTAATGACTCCATTTACTACTGAGAAACCTAAGGCCATTGCTGATGTAGCTGACATAGTGGCCATTAAGGTACTTGATAATGCTACAAGGGCACTCTGTAAGACAGTAATGCCTAAAACAGCACCAGATAAGCTACTGAATGAGGCTACTGCTAATGTAGCAAATGTGCTTATCGCTGTCCCTGCTGTTGTCAGAGAGCTTGGTAGTTGGTTAATGCTTGTGCTCAATGAGCTTAATGCTGTTGGTAGTGTCTGAATAGATACGCTTGCAAGTTGAGCGGATGTAGCTATCAACATTAGGCCTGTTCCTGCTTGTTGCAAACCATCTCCAGCCCCAGCTATACCTGAGTGAGCTATAGCAAATAGCCCTGCAGCAAGAGCTGTTAAAGTCCCTGCAAGGTCAGCTAAATTAAGGCCTACAAGCAACATAATGCCCTCAGCCATTGATTTTAAGCCTAGCCCTGCATTTTTTGCAGCATTCCCAATAGAGTCAAATACATTGGCCATCCCATCTAATACTGTTCTAATTGCGTCCCCTGTGGATGTAATCACAGTAGAAATCCCATTAAATACCGTTTCAATACCCTTACCGATACCTTGAGCAGCCGTAGAGATTGACTCTCCTACAGATGTAAAGACGGTAGCTATACCTTGTAGAGCAATACTGATGGATGTGCCTACTGAGATGATGATGGTAGCTATACCATCCATAGCTGAGTGAATACCATCAGCGATAGCCTGAATGATACTGATAATCTGAGGCGCATTGCTTGAAATCGTGTTGACAATCAAGGCAAAACCATTAGCAATAGCATCAACCAGTGCAGCTATAGCTGCTACAGCAACTGCAACACCTGCCCCAATCATCAATACTGTAGCCCCAAAGGCTAAGAGTCCGATGGCTCCAGCTGTTAATGCAGCACCTAACGCAGCAGCACCCACGGCAAGCAAGGCAATTCCTGCCACAATACCTACAAGAGCGATAGCAGCACCAGCTCCAGCTGATGATAATTGTATAGCAGCTTGTACTAGAATATAGACACCAGCAGCTGCTAGTAAGACCCCAGCTCCTACCATAAGCACGGCTACACCTAACTGCATAACTGAGCTTGCACTTGCCCCAGCCGTTGTACCGACTGCTGTATTACCTGCACTCATTGCAGCACTTGCTCCAGCGTTTGCAGCTTGAGCAGCGGTCAATCCTAGGATGTTACCAATCAATGAAATAAGATTTTTCCCAAAATCAAAAGCTGACTTGAGCTCTTTAGCGATTGTGACTCCAACCTGAATACCTTTCAAAGCAACAGCCATAGTCACTAGAGCTGTAGCTACACTTCTAATAGTGTTAGCGTCCAGTCCTTTGATGAACTCAGCAAACGAGCTCGCCATCTGAGATACAAAGTTGACAACTTTCCCAGCCTCCTCTCCGATAGTCTCCCATGGGATGAGGTCTGAGAGTTTGTCATAGAGGTCAAGTGCTGCCTCTGATAAGTCTTTAAAGGCTTGATAAGCGTTTTTGATAGCTCCAGTATTAGAGAAAGCCTCAAGGGCAAACTGAATACCTGCAGCTAGGTCTTGGATGACCTTGTTTACAAAAATGATGATATTCCCAATTCCCTCAGTCAAATTATCAAATCTATTGATGTGACTTGTCAGCTCGCTAAAGACTGACATAGCTGTCACTCCTATATCTCTGATAGTATCTGAAATATATTCAAAGACTCCAATCTTGTTAAAGACCGCAAAGAACTCTGAGACAATTTCTCCAGCTTTAGCAAAGCCACCTGTAATAGTTGAGATAAACCCATCAATGTCAATCCCCTCTAAGAATGCCCCTAGCTTATCAGCTACGCTGTCAAAATTGATTTTGTCTAAAGCGTCTGAAATCGCATTGACTGCCTTGATACCAAATTGATTGAGTTTCTCAAAGGCTGGCATAAGTTTATTAGAGAGGCTTTCCTTGGCACCGTCTATGGCTTGGTCTACTGTTTTGAACTCTGTGGCCATTTTTTGAAAAGCCTCTGAGTTCCCTGCTTTGTTCATGGCGTCAAAGAAATCCTCAGTCTTAACTTTCCCATCTTGCACAGCTTTTACAAGGTCAGCCGTAGACATTCCCATCTCTTTTGCTACTGCAGCCATACCAGCTGGAGCCTGCTCCATCATAATCTTAAAGTCCATCCAAGCTACTTTTGGCTTACTTGCCATTTGTGTTGCTTGAGTTGACAACGATTTCATGGCTTGGGCTGGGTTTTCTGCTGAGGCGGCAAGCCCACCAAAGGCCTTAACCAAGCTCCCAACATTCTTAGTCCCTACAGCGTCAAGTTGAGAGTAAGTACTAGCCATGTCAGAGGCTGAGTAGATGGTCTTGGTTGCAAAATCTTGCATTTCTTCCTTAGCTGTCTTGATTTCCTCAGATGAGCGCCCAAAGGCTTGGAGGTTCCCCTCAAATGTTTTCCATGCTTTTTGGGAGCTGTTCAATTCTGAGGCCATATCACGGATACCACCAGTGATTGCACCTACCCCACTTGATAAGGCTGAGCCAATCAAATTAGCTCCCAGTACAGACTTAAATACAGAGCCTACTTTTTGCCCTGTACTCTCAAGGCCACCAAACATAGATTTTAGCTTACTAATACCTGATTGAGCATTAGAGCCATCCATGTCAACCTTGATGGTTACTGAACCATCTGCCATTGTGTACCTCCTTTCTTTTAGTAGTCAAAATCTTTAGGCAGGGCATACTCTTTTTTCAACTTTCTCATACTTTCCTTGTACTGCTTACTGTCCCCTTTTTGAGGTTTATAAGAGCGGATTTTGAGCACCTCAGAGAACTTAGTATCACTAGGGAGCCCATTAAGGAGGGCGTTGAATTTTTTCCAGTGTAGGCTATTCTGAGCGTCTATGAGGTCAATACCATAAGCCTGTAAGAATGATGAGTAAATATACTCAGCGTCATACTTTAGACTAAAGAGCCGTTCAGTGCTCTCTGATTGACTCTTAGAGCGAATTTTGCTCTTGATAGGATTGCCTGCTAGGTCTAGCACTGGTGCCGTGTCTTTGGCTGGTATGACCCTGATGTGTTCCTCAAATATCATCTTAAAGATTGCCATAGCTTGCTCAGGTGTTAGTGCCTGCGTGAAATCTACATCAGTAAATATCTGTATAGCAAGATAAGGCTTGTATAGTTCCTCAATGTCATCATCGTTGATGAGTTCAATGACTTTCAAAACCTTGTTAAATGAGATATTCATAGGGTACACATCCTCATCAAGGACTAACTCATCAGTCAATTTCCTTGATAAATCTAGCATGTTAGTCTCCTAGATATTTCTTAAGGGCGTCTGTATTGTTACGTTTTTCCCATTCTGAAATGACTCCAGTGATAGCCTCAAGCAAGTAGGCCATTGTGTCCACTGTTGACTCATTAGAGAATGAGTAGACCTTGTCAAACGCTTCTTTATCAAACAACTCTGACCATGAGTCTTTTACAAGACCCTTGAGAGTATCAAATGCTTTATCATCCTCTGTCTTTGCTAGTTTTTCGCCATCTTTTTTGAGTTTTTTGCCTACTTTCTCCATTTTGTGGATGTTTTCGTCATTTGCTACAAATTCAAGCTTGAACTCTCCAAAATCTACAGGGATGACATTGTCACGTTTTTTGATTACTACCATTTTTGATTTCTCCTACTAATTTTTTTAAACAAAAATAAAAAGGGGAGCGATTGACACTCCCCTCACTTCACATTATCCGACTACAGCGGATTGCTTAGGTGCTGTATTCCAGCTGATAGTTACCTCAAAGCCCTCATACTCAGAGGCCTCTCCGCCCCCAATTTTGATACCTGAGGCTGTAGCTACTCCGACATATTGAGTCTTACCATCAGACTCTACTACTTTGAACCAGACATTGCGGTCATCGCCTGTCTTAAATTCCATAGCTGCAATGATAGCCTGAGCCTCATCCTCTTTGATGTAGTCTCCCTCAAAGCTGTAGCCTTTCTTGACAGATGTTACTACAGTTTTCTTTGTACCATCGCCATTGTAATAAGCAATGTCATCTGTTTCCTCATCGTTTTCAACCTCAGCGGTTGTCACTCCATCTGCAAGCCATTTCCAAGCGTCAGTACCTGGCTCTGTGGTAGGTGTAGCTGATGACCAAGGCGCGATATAATGTTTGCGCTTGGCGTTCTTCATTTTTGGCATTTAATTCCCTCCATTTGTTTCAAGTTGTGCTGTAACATCCAGCATGTAAATATAAAAGCCTTGCTCATCTCGGTCATTAAGAAACGGCTGAGATACTTCAAGGCCTCTGAATTGATATGAGTTATTATTGCTAGGTAGGTCTAGGTTGAAATCAGCAAGAGCATGATTGATAGCCCACAAAATAGAGCTTGTTTTCTGATGGTCAAGAGTCTTGATAGCCACCTCAAAGACAAGACTGATGTCTTGCTTACCGTTCATGTACTCTTTTAAAATCCTCCCACCTGGCAAAGGATATAGGACTAAATCCTCTTTTTCTGACAAGTAGTCAAGCCTACAAGTTAGTGATAGATTTAGTGTATTGATGAAATCTCTTAAAACCTCTGAAAAATCGTTATTATTCATGTTTTTACTCCCATTGCAGTCAATCCGACTTTAGCCCACTCACTAGAATGCAAAGCCTCAGCTTTTAAGTCCCAGCGCTTACCAGTTCCTGGTGTGGTATATTTTGAAAATACAAATGTCCTAGCTTTGTTATAACTGGAGCCATAAAACTGAGCTCTTGCATAAGGGCCAGGGTATCGTACCCCATCCTTTGTAGCCTGACCGCTACCACTTAGGTCTCCACTCTCACGAGGGACAAAGGGTGTAAAGTCAGTCAGCATTTGATTAGCAATAGCTAACTTGCCCTTGGCTAGTGCCTGTGGGGATACTTTCCTCTCTATGCCTTTTAGGTCAACTTTGACAGATACGCTAGTCCCCATCAGATACACTCCAACTCATAGCAAAATACTTTACTGTTATGTGGATAACTGACAGGTGTGACTGAGGTTACTCTGTACTCACGCTGACCATCTTTGATGACGGCATTGATGAAAGTATCATCTAAAGTGACTGGACAATGTTTTGGGTACACAAATAAGGTGCTAGGTTTAGACTCTGTACGGTTGTTTTGAGTGCCTTGCACTTGATACTGTCTATCAAATCTAACAGGTTTAAGGGTCACTGGGCTTTCCATCATATCTTTTCCCCATCCGTCTTTACTCCCTGTTATCTTTTGAATAGTCACAGCGTCAACTAGTAGCCGTTTATCTATCATAACCTACCCCCCTGAACCCAAAACCAGCTGATTTCAGGATGTTTAGGGCGTCAAGTGATAGATTATACCTAGCACTCTCAAGCGATTGCTTAGAGGTGCTCTGATAGCTTACATGAGTCCTACCAAGTATCACAGTAGAGACTGCTTGCTTATCCTCAGCTGTAGTGATACCACTAGCGTCTAAATAAGCCACTTGAAATGCTGTAGCAAGTTTGACAGCTTTCTTTCTAGGCTCAAAATCGCTCTCAAAATCCTTAGCGTCATAAAATCCATTAAGGAAGAGATTGATAGCTATCTCAGCCCTCGTCAAAATTTTTTCAAAGTCACAGACCTCATCAAAACCTAACTCATTATACTCATCTTGTGTCAAGTAAGCGATGATGACCACCTCCTCCATTTAAAGAGGCGGTCTTAATCATCCGCCTCAGTTTCTTCAATATTGTCAACTGGTACAAAGAATGGACTAAGCTCAGGGTGTGTGATAACACCTTTAGCATTGAGCTCAGTGACTACATCCTTGTCCATGATGTACTCTGTGCCCTTATCAAAGGCTCTCTCATAGCCATTGATATTAAAGACCACATTATTTGTAGCTTTAAATTTACTCATTTAGCTACTCCTTTACCTCAAAGCCTGATTTTTCAAAGGCTGAAATCATTACAGGGTCAGTGAGAGTGTACTCAAGTTCTCCCTTAGTCAGAGTGACCTCTTTAGTAACCTCTACTACTTCCTCTGTTGTATTATCTTTAGCCATTAGCTACCTCCTTAGGCTGTTTTGTGTACATAAATAGCTTTCTTCTTAGCGTCCAAGACGAAAGCGTCATAACGGATACGCCCCTCAACCAGTTTACCGTTGATACCTGGTGGGTTATCATGGATTTTGTAGTCTTGCAACTTAACTGGAGATGTGATAGCTGCTGAGTGAGCGATGACAAACTCAACACCTGTAGGTAGGTAAGTAGTAGGTGTCAACACTACTGGCATACCGTCAATCATACCTACTTGACCCTTGATAATGATTTCTTGACCAAGGTCAGAGTTTTTGACAAACGTGTCATCAAGTTTAATCAACTTGTAGAATTTAGGTGACACATGCAAGACACGGCCAGCTGATGGGACAAGAGCGTCATCAAGTTTAGACTGTCCCTCAAGGACAAGCTCATAAGCATTAGTTTTAGATACTGCACCTGTGGCAACATGAGTAGTTTCAGCACCTGCTACAGCTTTTGAAAGACGGTACTTATCAATCTCAGGGATTACAACCTCTGAAATTTGGCGTGCTAGAGCCTTGCCCTCTGCCATAGCTCCATTTGTTCCTTGCAATGATTTATTGTCAATAGTGAATGTAAATGAGCGGTCTTGAGATAGCGTCATAGTTTGTACGCTATTTCCAAGCTCATCAGCTGTACCGTAGCGGTTTTGACCAGTAGTCTTGTAGTCATTCATTGCTGATGTTTCTACTGTGTAGACCTTAACTGTCTCAGCATCAATGAAATCGTAATCCTGATTGATGATGTTATTAGTAAGAGCCTCTCTTGCAAAACGCTCATCTACTTTCTGACTGAATTTTTCTGCGTAGTTTACTGTCATTTATATATTTCCTCTTTTCTTTTTAGTATTATACGCTGTCAAAGCCTGCAAAAAGGGCTTTGTCCTCTGCACTCAAGCCGTCATCTGCATTACTTGCTGATGGATTGCCTGGGACAGAGATGTTAGGGTTAGGTTGCTCTTGCAACGTTTGGAAAAGGTAAGGGCTTGACTCTCTGAGTGAGTTGATTGTATCCTCAAGCTGAGGCTTGCCATCTTCTCCTAGCTCAATACTGTCTAGGTTGATGAATTTCATCAAGTCATCAGAGTTGTATGCTCCTACATCTTTCAAAGCAAGGGCAATAGCATTGGTTTTGTTAACCTGAGCAAGGTTTGCCTCACTATCTAGCTTATACTGCTCAAATTGTGCTTTGAGTTGTTCAAGCTGTTGCTTGCTTTCCTCACTAGCACCCTCTTTGGCTTGTAAGTCTTGGATAGCTTGAGTCTGCTGCTCAAGTTGTTGCTTTAATGTTTCGTTTTCAGCTTGTAGCTCAGACTTAGCCTGTGATTTTGCGTTTTCAATACCTGCACCGTACGCTTGCATGATATTGTCAATCACTGACTTATCCTCAATACCTGCCTCAACTAACATTTCACGTTTAAGACTCATGTCTTAATCCTCCTTTTTACGTCTCATGGACAAATTAAGACAGTTTTACGCCATGCCATAGGGCAAAATAAAAAACCTGATGGGTTCCCATAGGTTTATAGTGGTTTGTTGTATGAAAAAAGCGCCTAGATTGTTCTAAACGCTAAGCTACTGAAATGCTAAGGATTTCATCCTCAAAATACTCTCTAGGAGTTCCATCAACATCTACAAGTAAGGAGTCCATATCCTCTGCATTGTCAAAGGCGTCACAATAATCCTCTACAAAACCTCTAACTATCACTCCATTTTTTAGAGTAATAACTACATCTGTACGGTTAAAATCCCAGAGTCTCATTTTGGCTTCCTCCTTTTCAATGTTGGCACGATATGTGCTCCTGTATTTCTATAGTGTATCCTAAAGCTATCAGTCTCAAACATTTCTCCTGTTTTTTGGTCAATGTAGACACCAATCTTTTTATTATGTTTGATAATTTCTTTTCTAGGGATATACGAGTCACTTTCAGAGTACTTAAACTCTCCTGTCCCTGCATAACGTTTAATGAGTTTAGTGGCCTCATCCATTGAAATTGTCAGATAGCTTGGCTTAAATTTTTTCCCTTTTGCTAAGTCATCCTCAAGCCTTTTGTGCCATTCATCAGTACCTTTAATATGGGCTGCTTGTTTTTGCTCATTGATTTCTGTCTTAATTATACCATCTTTTACAGCGTTTGTGAAACGTTTTCGCATTTCATTTTGTTCTGCTCTGTGTTTCTCCAGCTTTTCAAGTTCTTTTCTGACCTTGACCTCTTTCTTAGCTTTGGTATAAGGGTCATCATAGTATTTTTCTCTTTCCTCATCCCGTTTCAGAAATGGGTGCTTATCAATGTAGTCTTTCAAAGCAGCGTTTTGGGTGCCTATCTTACTCTTGTACTTGTCTATCAGTTCTTTATTGCCCAGTTTCTCAGCGACGTGGAGCTTCTCCTTATTCGCTCTGATAGACCGTTCTAGGGCTCTCTGCTTAGCTTCTGCGTTGGCATTTTCTTCCGCTTTCTCTGGCGTAACCTCTGCCACGTC